AAAGAACGTGCAGAGACTGGTCGTGTTTATATCATGAATATTGATCACTGCAATGAACACTCGTCCTTTGTCGATAAGATTTGGATGAGTAACCTCTGTCAAGAGATTACCCTACCTACAGATCCTATTCAACACATTGATGATATTGCTGGAGAAATTGCACTTTGCATTCTTTCTGCAATCAATGTTGGAAAGATTCGTGAACTAGATGATCTTGAAGAACTATGTGATCTTGCTGTCCGTGGTCTTGAAGAACTAATTGATTATCAGGAGTATCCTGTTCGTGCTGCAGAACTTGCTACCAAAGCACGCCGTTCTCTTGGTGTTGGTTACATTGGTCTCGCACACTACTTTGCAAAAAATGGTGTTGGATATGATTCCCAAGAGGCTTGGGATATGACCCACGAGTTGACTGAAGCGTTCCAATATTATCTTTTGAAAGCTTCTAATCAACTTGCAAAAGAAAAACACCCATGTACAGATTTTAATCGTACCAAGTATTTTGAGGGTGTTCTTCCTATTGACACATACAAAAAAGATGTAGACGAAATCTCAAATCCAGGGTACAAGTATGATTGGGAAACTCTTAGAGAATCTATCACCACCTACGGATTACGGCACTCAACACTGTCTGCTCAGATGCCATCAGAGAGCAGTTCCGTTGTGTCAAACGCAACAAATGGAATCGAACCACCTAGAGGATATCTGTCCATTAAAAAGAGCAAGAAGGGACCGCTTAAACAGATTGTCCCTCAGTATTATGCTCTTAAGAACAACTACACTCTTCTTTGGGATATGCCTGACAATACTGGGTATATCAATGTGGTTGCAGTCATGCAGAAGTTCTTCGACCAAGCCATCAGTGGAAACTGGAGTTACAACCCAGAAAACTATCCAGACAACGAAGTTCCAACCTCTGTAATGGCTCAAGACCTTCTGAGGACTTATAAGTATGGTTGGAAAACAAGTTACTATCAAAATACTCATGATCAAAAATCCGACGAAATTAAGGAGGAAACTAGCAAAGAACAACTAACACAATTGCTTGAACAAATCATGGAGTCTAGTGAAGAAGATTGCGAAAGCTGCAAAATCTAGTAAAACAAATTCATAAAGGAGTTACAAATGATCGAAGGAATGACCGTATTCAACACCAGCACCGATGTTGATAGTCGTAAACAACCCATGTTTTTTGGACAACCACTGGGTTTGCAGCGTTATGATTCTTACAAGTACCCTGTATTTGATAAACTGACCCAACAACAACTTGGATACTTTTGGAGACCAGAAGAAGTTTCTCTACAAAAAGACCGCAGTGATTACCAAACTTTACGTCCTGAACAGAAACACATCTTCACTAGTAACCTTAAGTACCAGATCATGTTGGATTCTGTACAAGGGCGTGGTCCTGGGATGGCTTTTATCCCTTACTGTTCACTACCTGAACTAGAGGCATGTATGGAAGTCTGGGGATTCATGGAGATGATCCACAGTCGTTCCTATACATACATCATCAAGAATGTATATTCTGATCCTGGCGAAGTCTTCGATCATATTCTTGATGATGAAAAGATTGTAAGTCGTGCAACTTCCGTTACAGAAGCCTATAACGATTTTATCTCTGCTGCCCAACAGTATGGAAACTCTAATGATTGGAAACATGCACAAGAAGGTGCAGGGTACTTCAAAGATAATCGTAAAGAACTAAAAAGAAAACTCTATCGTGCTGTCGCCAATGTCAATATTCTCGAAGGTATCAGGTTCTATGTCTCGTTCGCTTGCTCGTTTGCGTTTGGTGAACTCAAACTTATGGAAGGATCCGCTAAAATCATCTCTCTCATCGCAAGAGACGAAAATCAGCATCTTGTCATTACTCAAAACATCCTCAACAAATGGCGTGAAGGGGATGACCCAGAAATGCAAGAGATTGCTAAGGAAGAAGAACCAGTAATCATGGAGATGTTCCGCAAGTGTGTGGATGAAGAAAAGGCTTGGGCGAAGTATCTGTTCAAGGACGGATCTATGATTGGTCTAAACGATAAACTTCTCAATAACTATGTTGAATGGGTTGCAAATCGCCGTATGAAGGCTATTGGTTTGAAACCAGTTTATGATATTCCTGCTAAGAATAATCCTCTTCCTTGGACAGAACACTGGATCTCTTCTAAAGGTCTTCAGGTTGCACCTCAGGAAACTGAAGTTGAGTCCTATGTCGTTGGTGGTATCAAACAAGACGTGAAGAAAGATACGTTTGCTGGGTTCAAACTCTGATCTAAATACTAATAACAACTGAATTGAATTTAGTCTTATGGCTACTACAAGTAAAACTCCGAGGGTAGTTTCCGAAGAACTACCCGCCAATCCCTTTGCTTTTGAAGTATTTGCACTTGCATCCAAACAGAGAAGTAATGCAAAAAAAGCAGAAGTGTTGAAGACCTATTCACATGAATCACTTCAAGCTCTTTTAATTTGGAACTTTGATGAAACTGTAATTTCCGAATTACCAGAAGGTTTGGTTCCATATGCTAGTGTTGGGCAACAGAATGTTGTTACTGGCAACCTCAGTGATAATATCAATAGATCTATAGAAATGATGCAAGAGTTGGATTCCAATTCTATTGGATCTCAAGATCAAGGTAGAACTTCTATTAGAAAAGAATACACATACTTCTATAATTTTGTAAAAGGTGGTAATGATACTCTCTCCAATAGAAAAAGAGAGATGATGTTTATTAATATTTTGGAAGGACTGCATCCACTGGAAGCAGAAATTCTTATGCTTGTTAAAGATAAAAAACTAGATACCAAGTATAAAATTTCTAAAAAGAATGTTTCTGATGCTTTTCCTCATATTCGGTGGGGCGGAAGATCATAAATACTTTTTAGGAAAATAGTATTAAATCAAATGGCAAAACAGGGGATATTTACCGGTAGTTCTCCAAATGATGGAACAGGAGATTCTCTGGCTCTTGGTGCAATTAAGGTAAATCAAAACTTCGATGAAGTTTATTCTACTTTTGGTGATGGGAATAATTTAATCAGTTATGTAGACACTGCTGGAGTATCTACTGTTGCTGGAAATTTAACTGGTAATCCATCAATATCAGTAACCAAAGTAGTTGGTGCAGCAACAAGTAGTGTTATTCCATTCTTATGGAGTAACTATTCTGATTTACCAACTCCTGGTGATGTTCATGGTGCCGTGGCTCATGTTCATGAAACGGGTAAACTGTATTATGCTCATGGACGTTGGGTAGAACTTGTTAATACTAATGATGACAGTACTGTAGGTACAGGTACAGAAAATTATAACGTAGGTGTAATAACTGCCACTACTTTTTATGGTGATGGATCTCAACTAACGGGGATAGCCGCAACTGGTGGAGGCGGTGGTATCGGGACAGACGGTAGTGTTAATACTACTGGTATTATTACCGCATCCGCATTTGTTGGTGATGGATCTGGACTAACAGGTATTAGTGCTGATAGTGCATGGGTAAATATAAATCTGTCTGGTGATCATGGAGCCACACTTGGTATCCATACCACCAAAAACGTTGGTATTGGTACAACGGCTAATGATGCTTATAGATTAGATATAAATGGAATAGGAACTGGTCCAGGAACTCCTGGAGAGGGATATGGTATCCGAGTAGAATCAAGAAAATTTAGCCTTATTGAGAACGTTGGGTTTGGTTGGGGTGAAATTACGGTTCCAGCTTTCCTCAACCTTGTTGGTGGGGATCAGAATGGATGGAACCGTTATCCACTTCAAATGTCGGAGGTAGAGGATCCTTGTCTAAGAGTCCAAAGTCATGCTCGGTTTAGAACAACTGCACAATTTGGCACCTCTTTCTATGAATATGGCAGCACAGGACCCATCCTCTATCCTGGAATTATGATAGATGGTGGAAAATACACAATCTCAGTAGGATTTGGAATTTCATTAAATGGTCAGAGTGGAGTAATTACTGCAACAGAATTTAGAGGATATGGTGGAATTTTTACTGGAAACGTTAATGTTAGTGGAACACTAACAGCAACTTCATTCTCTGGTGACGGTTCTGCACTCACTGGAATTTCAACATTCTCTGGTGACTATAATGATCTGACTAATAGACCAACTGGATTGGCTACAGAGGGGTATGTTGACTCTGCTACAGCAAACTCTGCAAATTGGGATACTGCATATAGTTGGGGTGATCACAGCACTGCTGGGTATATAACTACTTCCCTTACTATTAATGGACTTGCAGATGTCAATGCTGGAGCGCCAACTACTGGTCATGTATTGAAATGGTCTGGTACTCAGTGGATTTCTGCTGCTGACCAAACTGCAGCAGGTGCAGGTATCGGATTGTCGGATCTTTCGGTAACGATTACCTCTGCTGGAATTAATTCTCTAACCTATAATAATATAACTGGTGTTTTTGAATTCACACCAACGGATGTTTCTGGATTCTCTACAACAGGGTATGTTAATAATTTAGTCGCTATTTCAACATTCTCTGGCGACTATAATGATCTAACAAATCAACCATCAATCCCCTCTATTGCTGGTTTGGCTTCCGAGGGATATGTTGATAATGCCGTAAGTACAAAAGCAGATCTAGATGGTGCAACTTTTACTGGTGTTGTAACAGCAACTTCATTCTCTGGTTCTGGCATAGGACTTACAGCATTGCCTGCTGGGCAACTTACAGGAGCATTACCTGCACTTGATGGTTCCGCACTTACTGGCGTCACATCTTATACAAACTCTGACGTAGATACACACCTGAATACTGGTACTGCTTCTGCTGGTGAAGTTCTAAGTTGGACTGGTTCTGATTATGATTGGGTAGCTCAATCTGGTGGTGGAGCCATCGCTGGTATTGATACCACAGGGACATCATTCTTCAATCAGATTAATGCTTCTGGTATTGTTACTGCTTCAAGATTCGAAAGTTCTTCCGCAGGAACTCCAACGATTGATTCACCAAATAATGTAAACATTAATGCAGTAACCGTTGCGATCAGTACAAATCTAACAGTTGGTACATCAGTCGTTGCTGCTGGACAAACCATCAATTCAACTGGTGTTCAGGTTAGTGGTGTCGTAACTGCAACTTCATTTGTTGGTGATGGTTCTAACCTGACTGGTGTTACTGTCACTGAAACCGATACTCTTGCATCAGTTACTATAAGAGGTAATACAACAACTGATAATATTGTAGCTAACTACTATGAAAATAATGACACCGCAGGTGATGGAAGTGATAGAGGTTACTGTATTAAGTATTATGTTACTGCGAATG